GCCTACTGCTTGTAGATCACCACCCATAATAGGCTGTGTTGCAGGAGCCATCTCCTTCATTTCTTCGATAACAATCTCACCAACACCTGTGCCAAATACAGCAGCATTGATCAAACATTCAGCAACAGACTTACGAATCATACAGTCTTCAAAGTCTTCGGTTAGTTTGTTACGAAGGAACAGTACGTCCTGCTTGTTTGTGTCACCTAGGTTATCAGCAACGTCAAACCACTTACCACGCCCAAAGGTAGCTTCTTCTAGTTCTGCTACGTTAGACTCAACAGCTTGCTGTAGTGCAGGAGAAATAATACGGGAACGCTCACTGCGGCGCTCACTGTCAGAAGGATCCCAAATGCCACGCCAGAGTCGATAATACTCTTCAAAGCGTCCTTCATAATTTGATTCATAATAATCTCGCCAATCCTCACATTTAGTCATTACCCAATCTTCAATAGATTCTTCTACTAGTAATGGATCTTGTTCATAAAGTTCTGTCATATTAGTACCCTGCTACCACGTCAAGTATTTCATGGTCTTCAATTTCGTAGCTATAGTCATACACTACGTTAGCCAATTGATCGATGTACGCCAAAGCGTCTATTAAGTCATCGTGTGTTAATGGATCAGGGAACTGAAATAGTTGATCAAGGAATCTACTGTTCCATTCGCCTTTGTTTAAAGTAATGTAGCCGTTTTCAAATCGTCCTTGTAATGCCCACATTACCCTGTCTGTCTTCTTTTTATTTGCGTGTGTTAGTTCTTCTACTCTGAAAAACATACCGTAACGCTTTTGCATATCCATCAAAGGAGACATTACTGCCTGTTTAGCAATACCTCTTTCGATACCAACTGATACGGGACGGTAATCTCTAACGGCCTGAAATATCTTAGCTGCTGTTTCGTCAAGTGTCCATCTGCCGTATATGATATTGTTAACAAACCAACCATGCTCATTGACCTTAACCACGGCAATGGCTGTCTCGTCAAGCTTACTATTTTTAGTTTTCTTTTTATTGACTTCTTCAAATCCAGCCAAGTCAACAGCAATGTAATAATCTCCTACGTCCGGCTCCACTTCACTAAACTTAACCCAATCTTCCTTGAACATCTCTGAGCCACGGGCTTCAAACGACGCCATAAATTCCTGACGAAACGCATAAGAAGACATAGAACGCTTTGCAATATCGATTTCAGACGGATCGAGAAGAGGATTATCGTAAGAAGTAAAGTGCCATGCCTTGTACGTTTCATCATCATCTAACTCCGCATACTTGTACAACTCGTAAAAATGGTTCCTTCCCATTGGCGTACCAATAAACATTGCACAGCCCTTTTGATCCGCCAAGGCAGGTCTTAAGATTTGTTCAAACACGTCAGGTTTCATGTCCGCGTATTCGTCCAACACTAAGAACTTAAGACTAACACCTCGCATTGTCTCTGGTCTGTCAGCACCTTTGAGGCTAATAGTGGCTCCGTTGACCAGTTTGATTTGCAAATTGTTGATGTGGCTGCCAGAAATAACAGGATGCCCAAGCTCCAAAAGGGTTTGCCACATGATGTCTCGGGCTTGTCCTTGTGTTGGAGCAACGTAAAATACGTGTCCCCTATCGGCCTGAAGAGCATTTACTATTAACATCCATGCGGCTAGTCTTGATTTCCCCGTTCGTCGTCCTGCCGCTACAATCTTAAAACGAGTGTCGTCTGCCCAGACTTCTTGCTGCCAAGGCAGTAGTTCAATATTAAGATCCATTAAAGTTACTAAACGCTTGTGGTTGTTCTACTAACTTAAACGTAAGAGCTACTTCTACATTACCTGTAGCTTGTGAACCTTTAGCTTTAACAATATCTCCATTATGTAAAACAAAAATAGGCGCTTCTGATTGACCGCCCAATATTTCTTTGCTTCCTGAGTTAATACTTGTATTGTCCAACATATACATTTGTTCTACACCTGCGCTGTTTGTCCAGTATAAATCAACGCTATTAGTAGATCCTCCGTGGTTAGCAACGTATATATAATTAATATAGATAACGTAACCATTAGGAATAGTAAGGACGTTTGTTATAAAATTGTCTGTAAGTGTTACGTGTTTAGTATAGTACATTAGTAAGTCCAAATAACAGGAGTAGTACCACGAGTATCAACATGGATAAAGTCATCAGCAACACCAATGCCTGTAAAACCCATGTCAAGTGCTTTGCTGACAATAGCGTGGCGGTGGGCGGCATTTGTTATTTTTATATCTGCCGCAATCCCTTGCGCGTGTGTTCCCGGTATGTCTTTTTTTCGTTCTATGGGATGAAGTGTTGGGTGTCGATACCCACTAGTCACTTCAAAGGGAAAGCCACACGCTCCGCGCAATCGATCTAACCTTTCAAGAAAGTCCATTTCCATGTTGTTAGTGCCGCTGACACTGCAGTCAAACTCTTCACGCTTAAAATACTTAAGACTCATCAACGACCTCGCCTTCTATCACTGTTGGCTCTGGAATGTCTACTGCACCAACACCTGTAATGTTAATCTGAATGGCGCTACGACCACCGTCTTTAACAATATCCTTTTCAAACGCCGCAACAGGGAGTATTCTGTCCATAACAAGCTTCCATGCTGCTGCTTGGTTTTTATGATCATCGTTTAATGCAGCGTCAAAGATAGAATCAAGCACTTTTCTAGACTTTGGTGATGCTAACATCCGTGCTTTGTATTCATTAATGACAGCAGCGTCACCCTTTGGGCGACCAACAGCGTTACGATTACCTTTTTTAGCTGCAACTACGTCACTTTTACGTGGTCTTCCACGCTTTCGGCGAGGAGGGTTGTCAACATCTGACATAAAATACCTCTTTAAAGACTCTTTAAAGACACGTTACCGTGCATTACCGTTTAACATTAATAATAATTATTAAATATTTATCATTACCGTGCGTTACCGTGATAGTAATGTATCTTTAAAGACATAATACACTATTTATTGTACCATATTTTTAATGATTTGTCAAGCATTATTTTTAATTAATTTACATTGTCCTTTAAACTGTACCAGCACGGTCAAGTTTCTGCACTAGTTAAGTCCTTGTTTTCATTATAGATTCTGTTCTAATAACTAGGGGTTATATAAGGTTCTAATTTTACTCTTTTTTGTGTCTGAGTAGTAACATACAGCGGCGCACACGACGACGACCCTCCCCCGTCCCTTCGCAGAGTCGCAAAATGCAACGCAAAAAGCAATGCAAGATACAATGCAGAATGCAATGCAGATAGCTACGCAGAATGCAAGGGGTGTGGGTCTGGGTTGGTACTTCACAGGTACTCAACAGTACTACCAAAGTACTGTATAAACATACAGTGTAGTATCTGATAATACCCGTATTTTGAAACAAACGACCATGCTCTAGCAGGCCGCACAGTGGCCATAACGGGACGTTACAAAAAGGCATATCACGCTATTCGTTACCTGTACCGTTCAGTATAGAGCAATACAGAGCCTGCTAGACCCATGTGGATAACTTATTCACAGTTGGATAACCTGTTGATAAGTGATGTTTTTAGACTTGTCAATACCTTCAGCATTTATTTTGTGAATGTTCACTATTCAAAATGATGATTAGACAAACTGGATCGGTTCACCTAATCTATACTCAACCGGCAACAAAAGCCCCTGAGTGGATACCCACAACGGAAAAGGCGAGTAGTGTAAGCCCAACCATGCTAGCGATGGGGTTTCAGCTAGGCTTCGCAGAGAGTAAGTAGCGGTGGCGTGGGCGTATCGTCTGAGGGTATCCAAAGACGCATAAACGAACTACGGCAAACACTCAAACACACGGAAGCAGCCGACTCACCCAAACTTTAGCGAGTCACAGCGTGTTAGCAATGGGCAGACAATCCAAAGCAAAAACGGCAGGCAACGTTAAAGCTAAGGCGGCGGGTGATTCATTAAAGAGTATTTATAAAGTGTTTTTTAATGAATCATTAACGAGGGTTTAACATGAGACAGAACTTTAAAGATCTCGCAAAAGTAGCAATCGATCGCTACAAAGATAAAAACTTTTGTACAGTTGCGGCGCTTGCTCTATCGCTCGATTGGTCATACGGCAAAGCGCAACGACACATGAAAAAATACGGAAGGCGGCACAGGTGCGGAATGCATCACTCGGTATGGTATCGAGCCTTAAAAGACGCTGTAAAGTGTGACAACAAAGAAATAAGCGACCTAACGCCAAACGGTTACGCTGGAATGACAATCAGCCGTTTTACAAAGGAGCGTCGGTCTGGTACGTTTTATGTAAGGACAAGAGGCCATGCTTTGTGTATTCGTGACGGTATCATCCACGACTGGACAGCAGACACAGCAGGAAGACGACGAATTATAAACGTTTACAAATTAGAGGGTTAATGAGGAGAATCAACAATGGACTTACAACACTGCACACACGAGGGACAGCACTCTTGGTGGGAATACGACGCTAGAGGCATCCCGCTATGTCGAGTCTGTGACAAGTGCGAGGAAGTAAAACTTGCTCAGTACCGAAGCGATGTACTCAGTAATTCTTTGTACTTAGCCGATGAACCTATAGAAGAGGAATTGTAACAGTTACAATTTTGAAACCAAACGGAGGAGGAGAATCAACAATGGCTATACTTATCACAGTGAAATATCTATCAGCAACAAACACCAAAGGCGCACGACTTAAAGCAATTATGGGGGATAGGCGAGGCGGTACAATAACAGCAATCTCACCGTTTGACGATGGATGCAACTACGGCAACCCTTGGAGAGCGGCAAAGAAAGTCATCAGCAAGTGGGAGAAAGAAGTAGACTCCAAATATGACGGCGGTGAATGGGTGTTTGACTTGATCGGCGAAGATTACCAATACCAAGATATTATTAAGGCTTATTACAGACACGGAGAGGAGACACGATGAAACTACGGGAAGCGGTCACGCTATATATTGAAGGGCTAGAGTCACCGGCGAATGCTTGGGGGGTTCATTTCGTAAATGCCAACGGTAGGCTCGTAGAAAGCGATTCGTTTCTTCAATACCTTATGCAACACTTCGGACGAGACGCCGTTGATACTGAGTTAAATAAACGATTTAAGAGAGATGTAACATGAGCCCAATATTACTTGACATCACAATTTTATTCACCTTCTTCGCCTTGTGGTTTGGCTTCTGCTGGATACACGAGAGACTGACAACCAAGCCGAGAGGAGCAACACGTAAACCCGTCCGACGAGTCTAGAGGGACACTAGACGAAACGCCGCGAGGCGTCACGGGAATCCACCCGATAACTAGGAGTTATTACCATGACACATTACAAAGTACAATCTAAGAAAGCACCAGAGCCGTTAAACTACCGAGGACGTGGTAGCGCGTGGCGTGATCTGTTCGAGTCAATGAAGCCCGGTCAGTGGTTTACGCTATCAGAAGACGATAGATGCAAAACAAACGCGGCGGCGGTCAAACATCTAAGAGGTCGTTATACTCTTTACAGAATCGAAGATAATACGTATTGCTTTGTCAAGCTACGATAGGAGAAAACATCATGCATTTTACAGAGAAACGAGTAGCAGAATATTTTGTTGATGTAGTGCTACGTGATTCAGACAAGAGCATTAGCGTGTATGGTGAGGGTGAGGAAGCTGACGTTGAACGATCACGCGAGCACTTCACCGTCCTTGATCAGATGGGTGAATGTGACTACGACGATTTGGGCGTGTACAGCGATGACGAGGGCAGTTATGTCGCGTGGTTTCGTTTCACATATGGGAACGTCACCAACACCAGCGAACCCATCGAAGTTATATGCGACTATTCGGTGAGTGACTACAGCGACAGTATTTACAATCAAGTAGAGGAGATGACACAGTGAAAATCATGCGAGCATCTAAGTACTACGGGGTCGGCTACAGCGGCCTCGTATTTAAAATCAACGGTCTAGTCATCGACGTGTTCTTGACAGGCTACTTCAAGATCGGTACGTTCTATGTACCCGGCGACATCTACGGAGGTACGAGCCACGTCCTTGCTCTGGGCTGGCTACGTGTAGAAACAACCGAGGACATCGACAACCAATGGGAGTATATGTAATGTCAACAATGCTGCAACCCAACAACAAACCAGACATCGGTACAGTCGTGAGCTACACCGTGCAGGTCCAAGATGACATCTGGTCTGACGTGTGGACAACGGACGATCTGTACCTTGCAAGGGACTACATCGAGATGTATTCTGAGATAACAAACAAGTACTATCGAATTGTCAAGACTATAAAGGAGGTTTTGTGATGATTGAAACAGAACAGATCGACGACATCAAATTATTCGCTGACATTTCTGTTGACTACCACGTCGATGAATACGAGGACGACCTGACAGAAATCACCAGCGTCAAGTGGGGCGACGTAGAAATCCTACCGTTGCTGAGTGCAAACCAGATCGAAGACATCGAACAAATCATTATTTCTTACAGGCTTGACAGGCTGTATCGGACGTGGTAAAATCTATCTGTAAAGTCAACAGTAATGATACATTCATTATTAATTTTATTAAGGATTAACAGTAATGATTATCTCTAAAGATACAAAGATCAAGGAGATTGTTGAGTACGAAGTCAACAGTGTTACCCTAACGGAAGCGATGGGCATTGTTGCTACGTTCTTTGAGAATGTCCTGCAAGACATGGAAGAAGACGAGATCGATGAAATGTACATGAGCATGGGAGCAGGTAGAAATGGCCTTCACTGAGACACATAAACCCTGTCCTGACTGCGACAGCTCAGACGGTTTGAGCTACAACGACGATGGGTCAAGCAAGTGTTTTGTTTGCGACACGTTTACGCCAGCGGCGAAGGACAACATACGGGTATTGGGGGACGTTTCTCAAGAGTCTAAGAAGCCATCGTTCAGTCAGACTGAGCATCGTCTGATCACGTCAGAGTACCGTACCATCACCGACCGTCTCATCACTGGGACAACGGCTAAGCGTTACTCTGCGTTGAAGAACGGTGACACCATGACGTTTGGTTACTACGCCCCTGACGATCCAACAAAGCCTGTTGCTGCAAAGGTACGGACACCGGATAAGCGATTCAGTATCGTTGGTGACTGGAAGAACGCAGGGCTGTACGGACAACACCTGTTCCCTGAAGGTGGACGTTATGTAACCATCGTTGAAGGTGAGTTCGATGCGTTGGCGGCATACCAGATGACAGGCAGTCAGTATCCTGTTGTCAGTGTACGCAACGGTGCTACGTCTGCGGCGAAGGATTGCCGTCTCTTTTACGACTGGCTCAACAGCTTCGAGAACGTGGTGATTTGTTTCGACGCTGATGAACCGGGACAGAAGGCCGCAAAGGAATGCGCTGACCTGTTCGGTAACAAGGCCAAGATTGTTAAGCACACCAACGGTTACAAGGACGCGTGTGACTACCTGATCAACAACCAAGCTGACGCCTACACCAAAGCCTTCTGGTCAGCACAGCCGTATACACCTGAAGGTATCGTTGGTGCCGGTGAGTTGCGTGAGCTGATCAAGAAGCCACTGACGAAGGCCAAGGTGCAGTACCCTTTTGATGGACTGAACAAACACCTGTATGGTATACGCATGGCTGAGCTGGTGACGATCTGTGCTGGCTCTGGTCTGGGTAAGAGTACGTTACTGCGTGAGATAGTCAGCTCTATCATGGCGCAGTCCGAAGACAACCTTGGATTGATGTTCCTGGAGGAGACGCCTGAGCGTACCATGCGAGGTCTTGTAGGGCTGGAGTTGAACAAGCCTATCCACCTACCAGACTGCGAGTACGATGACACCGACATCGATCTGGTGTACGATACAATGGACTATGAGAACCGTGTCTACCTGTGGGAACACTTCGGTAGTAACGAGATTGAAAACGTACTAGGACGTATGCGATACTTTGTTAAGGTACTG